GACTTTGGGTGGAAATACAGCAACCGCGCACACAAGAGGATTGAAAGCAGTTTCAGGCACTCTCAAGAGAGCATGGGGAATATCTGACTCGACCCTTTACACATGGTTCAACACAGATGCAGAGTTCGATATCGAGTTCGATGCTGATTCCGCCGGAGTTCATACCTACACAGCCTCAACCTGTGTTCTTACAGACCTCTCAGTTGAAGGGCTTGAAGCAGGTTCAGAAGGTGCTTTGATGATTAACGCCTCGTTTGAGGGATTGAATTGGGCAAGGGATGCTTGAGCATCGCCTCTAACCACTTCCTTCATAACGGTGGGGCTACGACTTTTGACCACACAGAGAGGTCGAAAGTATGTCATGGTTGGATTCCGCAATTGAGCAAGCAAATAACCCGATTGATGTTGATGTCGAAGGCATCGGACTTGACATCAAGACATTACAAGCAAAACCCCTCTCTGCAAACGAGTTCCAAGTCCTCAAATCTGAGCCTGAAATTGCAAGATTGTCAGGTGAAGATAGGAATGAATTACTTGGATTGCGAGTCGTCTATGAGATGCTCTCCAAATGTGATAAAACATTGTCTTGGAATAAGTTCAGACAACTCCCAATGTCTTTACTCGGTGAGTTGGCTGTCAGAGTCACCAGCGCAGTTGGTTCGCCAACAGAAGGTGCGCTGGGAAAGTCCTGAATTATGCGAAAACAGACGAAGGCCAATTTCTATTCCACATTCTGACCGAAATCGGAATAACCCCTCAAGAGTGGCGAGAGTTAGACCCAAGAGATTCTTTGTTTCTTTGGTCGGCGTTTGCCGAGAAATTAGAGCGTGAAAACCAAGCGAGAGAGAGAGCAAGAAGGAAGTGAAAAAAATGGCTCAAGATGTCCGAATGGCCGTTCTGATTGACGGTGATTCAAAGGGTCTGCAAAATGCGATGGCGGCAGGTGCGGCGGCATCAGAAGCATCCGGCAAATCCATCAGCCTCGATTTGGCGAAGATAGGCAAAAAAATGGCTCAGGCAACAATAGCGGCGGCTACTCTTGGTGCGGCTTTGACTTTCATATATCTCAAGAAATCAGTCACTACTTTCGTTGAGTTTGAACTTGCTATGGCAAGGATGGCCGCGACTCTCGGTGAAACCAATCGAGAAACCGGAGAAATCAATGAGTCAATGGAAGGACTTGAGATGGTTATTCGCAACATTGCAAAAGAATCTCAGGCGACAGCATCAGAGGTTGCAAGGGCTGGAAATGTCCTTGCATTAGCAGGTCTGCAATTTGACCAATTAGGTAATGAAACAGAAGGTGCAATCAAGAGTCTTGTTGACTTCTCGGTGGTTGCTGGTGTTGATGTTGAATCTGCGGCTGGAATTGTAATTTCCAGTGTCAAAGGTATGGGCATTGCGATTGAAGATATGGACAGAGTGATGGATGTATTCGTCACAACCATGACCTCATCTTTCGTTGACCTGACAACTCTCGGAATGGCGATGAAGTTTCTTGCCCCAACTGCTAATGCGGCGGGTATTGAAATCGAGGAAGCGGCGGCGGCAGTTGGCGCGCTCGGTGACGCGGGTTTGCAGGGAACTATCGCTGGCACAGGTCTGCGTATGTCCATCAACAAGTTGTTGAGTCCGACAGATGATGCAAGGCGAGTCATGAATAGACTCGGTTTGAACTTCTTGACTTTGACTCCAGCCGGAGAATCTGCGAAGGCAACAATGCTTGACCTGTCGACTTCGATAGGCAGTATGAAAGCACAAGTTGAGAAAACATCTGCGGCAATGGATATTCTAAATGGAAAGTTAGAAGATATTTCAATTGACCAACAGAAGAACCAACTCGCCGTTATGCAGATTCGTGCAAGAGCAGACCGCGAGGGTCGACAACTCACGGCAGATGAAATCAAGAGAATCCAAAAGTTAGAGGAAGCAAATCAAGCACTATCTGTTGAACAGGCCAGTGTATCACTCAAACAACGGATTGCTCAGAGAGATGCAAAGAAGCAAAACAAAGTCCTCGCAGAGCAAGAATCACAATTCAAATCCCTCAACGATATAGTCACATCTCAGACAATGGGTTTGACCTCATTGAGCGATGTGGTAAATCAACTTGCAGACTCAGGTGCAACTACCGCAGAGATACTGGAAATCTTCTCTGTTCGTGGTGGAACTGCAATCATGGCTATGATGGGTCAGAGGGAAGCATTTCTAAAACTTGTTGAAGCCAACTATCTCGCAGAGGGGGCGACAGCAAGTTATCTGAAAACCGTGAAGCAAACTGTGGATTTTCAAATCAAACAAGTCATCTCTGCGTTTGAAGAAACGAGGATTGTTGTCGGGGAATTATTTGCCGAACTGATTGGTCTTGCTTCGGCTAATGACGGCAAGATTGCATCATCTCTCAAGAATGTTGCATACACCCTCGCAGACAACAAGGATGAATGGATTGGACTGAGAGATGCAATTGCAGATGACCTCTTGCCACTTATTGCTGGATTACCTTCGTTTGTTGACAGGGCAATGGTAGCATTCCGATTGGCAGTTCCATTCATCAAAGCATTCGCAAATGCGATGAAGATTCTCGGCACTATTATGAAGCCTGTATTTTGGCTATTGGAAGCATTTGCAGACCTGTTTGAAGCCGCAGAAGATTCTTGGTGGGGGCGTGTTTTGAGTGATATGTTTGTGGGTGCAACAACTGGTGCGGTTGCTGGTTCAGCCGTTCCTGTTATCGGAACTGGAATCGGGGCAGGTCTTGGTGCGCTCGCTGGTGGAATTGGCGGGGTGGCGAATGAGTTTCATGCGGGTGGTATCACAGACAACCCAACGGCAGGTATCTTCGGTGAGGCAGGTCGAGAAGCACTCGTTCCATTGACCAAATACGATATGACATTGAGTAAGAAATCTTCACCGATGGGGGTGTCCTCATCGAATAGTGGATTAACCTTCAATTTTGAGAATATAATTATCAACGGTAGTGCGAACATGACGAGTGGTGAGGTGAGGTCAATTATCCGAACTGAAATGCCCAAGATTGTCAAGGACTCATATCGTGGTGCGAGGGGTGTTATCTGATGGCTTCAATCACAAGGAACATAACCAAACCATTCTCAAGAATGGGCAACCGATTGGTCGAGTTGCAGAGATGGTTTCCAGTCTATGTCAAGAACGATGGAGTTGGTGGTCTTTCTGTCGACCCAGTTCTCTATCGAACTAACTTTGGCACAAAGACTCCATCAGAGGAAGGTGGACTCGATGATGAATCGAATACTGCTGGCGTTAGAGTTGAGGTAATTGATGACGATGGTTCAACCATGTCAGGAACATACACACTCACCATCTCAGGTTCAGGAACTCATACTCCTTTGGCAGTTGTAAATTACAACGGCACTCAATACAGTTTCTTGCTCATCGCACCATCTTCACCTGCTGATGGAAACAATGCTACTCTGTATGGTGTGGGCGACAACTCAGGGGGGTTCATCACTCAAGCAGGTTCACCAGCAAAGAACTTGGATTTCACACCAACAATGGTATTCATGACGGTGCAAGAGTTCACTGAGATGTTGGACACATATCGACACATCGCAACTAACATCGCAGACAGCACAAAACCTGCATGGTTGCCTCATGGTTTGATAGGCAGAGGAACGGTAGCGGCAACCTCACCGAATGCGGCCATGCATACTGACCCACGACTTGCCTCAAACAACCTGAATAAGCCATCAGCAATATATGCAAATGACATGAAATTGCGAGCAACTGTATTCATGCCGATGATGCTCGACAACAACCAATTCGATAAGCGTTCAACAAACGCTGAAACCTCGTTTGCATTTCCACGAAACAATCTCAGTGCTAAGTTTGATGGATATTCAGAGAGTGGAATAAGTCGGTATCTTCCTGACCCCCAAAGTGGAGATGGTCAGAGATACAAAGTCGTTGGATATTCAGGCGACCATCTGACGGGTGCGGTGGGTGCTTGGTCTGCATATCGTCAGGCCAGTGTGACTGCTGATGGAACACAACACACAATTAGGTCAGTTGAGGGGTCAGGATATACTCAGAATATGGGGTTCTCCAATGCAGATGCATCACTGGATTCTGCGGCGGCGATTAGCCCCAAATACAGAATGAGAATGGCTCTTGCTTGCTTCCTCAGAGATGGAACATATACTCTCAATAATGGTGGTTGCATTGTGCCTTACACATACGATTCAACAAGAACGATAGGTGGAGTCAATTCCACAACACTCTATGCAGTTTGGGATGGAAAGAAAGGGTATGGTAATTCACAGCCAATTGCCGATGATTGCGATGCTCAGATTTACCCGATGTTCGACTTTGTGCAGGGTATTATTTCACCTTCGGCTCAGGGCAACAATTTCGACATCTCCGTGAATGAGTTTGAACACTATCGCTGGCCGAGAATCAAGGGGAATCAACCAAAGACTTCCAGTGGTAGTTGGACTGCAACTGACAAGTTCATTCAACCAAGACAGTATTTGGTCAGACCAAATCCAAAGCGGGTCGAGATATTCGGTGTTGAGAAAAGTAGCAGTGGGATTCTGAAAGTGTATCTGAGATGTTCCAGTTCGTATCGGTTTGCTGGGGCGCATGGAATGCCCATTTACATCTCAGGATTAACTGGGGTTTTGGGAACAGATGAAACGAGTGGGATTCGATGGAATGCGTTAGATGAAGATAGTTGGATGAATGGAACGAGTGGTGGAACTAACATCAACCACAATGGATGGTGGATTATGGATAGCGTGTCGAGTCCGACACTCGGAGGTTCTCTAATTCTCGGTGAAACAAATTACCAAGTCCTCCAAATCAAAGTTGGGCATGGTGTTTCAGGAACGACAAAGGGGCTTCATTCAGCAAGTGGATATATTTCACAAGGAAGAATGGGTGGTGCAGAAATGCAATCATCCACGAACCCATTGAACCTGTATATGATTGATGAATCATGGCGCAAGATAAGCAATGGCAAAGACCCCGCATATTCATCAATATCTCAGACTGGACACGGATTCGCGGCGGGGTTATCTCAGCCCGATACAACTGCACCAGTCGGAGGCTCAACAGACTCAACATATCCAGCAAGATGCACTCTGTATGCACCTGAGCAACCCAATGCGGCAGGGGTGTATTCCAGTGCAAGCAATATAGCAGGTCGCAGTATCTCAGTAAGAGCAGAGGGTGATGAAACATTTCAGACTGCACCAACCATGTCAAGCGTTGGTGGTGGAGTGTTGAGAATACCCCCAGCAATAGGATGGGATTTGGCGAGGATATATTACTCATCATCGGGGTCTGTTTCGACAAGCGGCCAAACGCCGGATTACGGTTTTGTTAACTATGCTTCAACACTCAATGGTTCGCCCTGTGCGAGATGGGGATTCAGGGGAGTTCATATTCCATTTTGGTCGTTCATTGATACTTGGAGTGGACTTCATGCGTGGGATTGGACAAAGCCTCAAGGATGGACTTATGGAAGGAACAGGCCATACCCACCACAGGAGAGAATTGGCACAAGGTCGGCATATTCACCATCACTATTTGGGGATGCTTCAATCAATGGTTGGAACATATCAGCATCAGCCAACAAAGTAGCGTCAGGATATGAAACCACAAGAGTCGGATTAAGCGAGATGGCTTGCTCTCCAATATGGTTGGATATGGAATTGAAGGCATTCATCCCAGTGGAGAAAAACCGTCTTGTCATGATTGAGTTTGACAATGGTATTTCGTATGGAAGAACAGGCAAACATTCCATGATGACGCAGGGTGGAACTAATGGGTTTCTGCAAGGACTTGGGTTCTATTCAGTTTGGGATGGAGATGGGATTCAAACTCATCCAAATGCTCTTGGCTCAAATCTGATGGGTCAAGATAATGCACCAGCATCGACTGAACAGGGTGGTTTGTATGGCGCACATAATCCATCATTTACAGTAGCAAGACCTGCGCTTTGGGTGTGGGGTGGTGCAACTGACTTCTTCACTTCAAAGTGGACTAATTCTATGGATGATAGATTCCCTATTGACCCATCGTCAGACCCAACTACAATCCCGATAATCCCCGCCGATGGAACTACAATTGGAGGCAATCATGGTTGGGGGAACTTAGGCAACACTTACGGCTATGGAAGGCCACAAACATTGTCGGGTGGAATGCACACAATGAGGACTGTTTTCACTGAGGCTGGCATGACTTACATTCTCGATGGAACGACAATCGGAACAGACCCGAACTCAGCCAATGCAGTTTGGGGAATGACAATCAAGATTGGAGATGCTTTGGGTCTTGGTGTAAATGGCACTGTCACTAACAAT